ATCCAATTGCAAATGGAATGTTTACAGATATTCCAAAACGATTTTTTGTAGATCTGCCCGTTCTCCCAGAGATACTGGATATTGGCTTCTAAATCTTTTAGGTGTTCAGGTTTTAAACCAGAAAAAAGGCGTTGCCAAACCTGAAAGACAATGTCTTTCTTATCGATTTTGACTCCCTTATTCTTCTTATTATCGATTCCGGCGTTTTCAACCATCAAACAAACCATTTTTAAAAATTCCATGTTGTTTCTGTAGTCCGTATGGTTCGGAATATCAGAGGCTTTTTCAATAATCTGACCGACGAGGCGTTGAATGCGAACGTCTTTGGCTAAAGAGTTTTTTGGGTTAATGAAACAGAAATTTGAACTCATGTATACCATTATATAACATTTTTTTATGGAGGAGTCAAAGTAGGGAACTCATCGTTCTATTATAATCCAATTCTTGTTATAGTCAAATCAAATATAACCGTATTAATGCCTCCGGCTGCACTATTATTGATACGGCAATGCGGATAAATAGCAGTTGATGCAGATAAATAAAATGAACCGCTCATTTGTTCCACAACTATATCATTTATTGATGGCGTTATGGTTGTGACATAATGTTTATAACACGTGCGATTTCCTCCTGGCAAATTAGCAATAACAGTTGTGTCGGTTGATGCCGCGGTTAAAGCACCACTCGTGGAAATACCTACCCGTAAATCACTTATATTATATCCCGCCGCATTGTCTTCAAAGGAAAACGCAAAATTAAAAGAATAAGTCCCATTTGGTAATGTAATAAACCCACCTGGCCAAGTCCAACCTGGAACTCCCGGAACGAATTGATTCATAATGTAATTAAAAGTTCCGGTTGTCCAATTAGTCCATGTCACTGTGCTCCTGAATGTTCCGTTTAATTGTGTTAAGACGGTTGCTGCTGTTGATTCGCTGTGAGAAGATACTGCGTAATTTAAAACTACAGGCGACCCTGTTATTGTTGTATTTCCACTTAGATAAGTTATATTTGATGCACTGCCGATATTCGTATTCGCAGTTCCAGTAATGTTTAAATTTACTGTATTCGTGAATGTGTTCGTCCCGCTAAATGTGTTATTTGTTGTTAATAATCCACTTCCTCCGGCGACACCATCAACATAGGTTTTATTACATAAATCATTTGCGGTTGTGGGTGCAACCGCACATGATGGGATTTTTGAGAATGTAGTGATTGCGTTATGGGTTGCCGTTTGAGTTGTTGATGCAGAACTTCCAATCGTGATCGGGGCGTTCCCAGTGGTTAAATGCCCAATATTGATCGTTCCACTTCGTGACGATCCTGAAGCGATATTTAAGTTCCCAGACGTTTGGGTGTCGCCAAAATTTATATCAAATGTAGGCCCCGACCGCAAATACATCAACCCACTTCCAAAAAAATTAAAAGTTCCACCCCTGAAAGTCAAATTACCTCCGTTTGATGATGAACCCCAATTTAAAGCGACACCTGTTGAAACGCTTGTCCCCATAAATATATCGCCCGTTGTGAGATTTTGACCTATGGACAGATCTGATGATGCAGATGAAGACTGAATACTATTTGTAACAGTGTTTCCAGTAATAAAAGTATTAGCATTTGAAAAAGTCTTTTGACCCGGTGCTGTTTGTGTAGTTGAAAGTGTCATATAATTTGTTACTGCGTGATTAGTAACCCACGCAGTCGTTGCTATATTCGTATCATTTGACAATGCCGAAACAGTAGGTGCAGTGCCGCTTATGTTGATTTGAATCGTATCGCATATAATATTCGTCGTCGTGCTTGAATCTGCGTCAATATTATTTAGACCATCGAGTGTCGGTTCGAACCCGTAATTAGTTGACATTAGTTTATATATAAATATATTTTTATATAAATTATTTGGTTAAAGTTAAGGGAACTCGTCGTTCCCTTATAATCCCATACTCTAAAGGGAGGAGTCAAAGAGGAACCGTAGGTTCCTTTTAAAGTGCTTCAAAATGCAAATAAACAACATATTTGGTTACGTTATTGATAGTTGCACCGTCTGCAGCATTAAACACTCCTCCAGTCGAGTTTATGATTGTCGCCGCTTGTATTTCGGTTAAATTCGTTAAGTTGTCTAAATAAATGGGGTGGTTCATTGTTTCGATAGAATATAAACGTCCTTGTGTTGGTGTGGCAGCGTTCTGGATAAGCTGGAAATCCAAGTTCCCTACATACGGTTGAGGGGCATTTAATTGGTGAATGTAATTATTTCGTCTAAAATCGAGATGCAATCCGTATAAAGCGGTTTGTGTCAAAGTGCTGGTTGCAATAAGTCCTCCTTGCATAAAATAAGAGAATGTCACTGCATAAGGTCTGTTTAAATCTGCAGGATTTGGAACAATGCGTTTTAAATCGATAGAAAAGGTTGCATCGAACTGTCTACCTTTCCATGCGGCAGTGTTGTAAATATCTAAAACAACATTAAATTTTCGTTTTGGTGGTTGTGATTGAATTTCCATTATATTATTAGACTACAAAATAATATAATACATTTCTAAATTAAGGGAACTCGTCTTTCCCTTATAATCCCATACTTTTATTTAAGGAGGGGTCGTAGGGGAACCTTGGTTCCCTACTATGGAGTGTGGTTAAGCGAAACTCATACTTAATCCTTGGGCTTGAGGTTTTCCCGCCTCAATACCACTCTTAATAGCTCCAGTTATGTTTTGTGCCTTCTCTACAATATCACCGCCTCGCCTTGCACCACTGCGAACATCTTTCGCAGTCTTGCCGACAGTTCGCGCCAAAGCTCCCCCCGCCAATAACGGAAGGCCAATTTCAGGAGCTACAACAGATAAAATGGGAGCCACAGATTGTGCAAAGCCTCCAGCCTTGGTTAAGGTATTACCAAATTTACGGAGTCCTACATCAGCGGCACCCCCTTTACTGAAAAACTTCTTAGTATCATCACCTAATTTGTTGAAGAATCGTTTCACTGACATTATATATATATAAAACCATAATATTTCTAAACTTCATTCAATTAAAATTTCGTCCCAATTTAAAAAAATCCGTTGAGAGTTTGTATCAATGAAAATAAACTGGTGGGGTTCTTTGTATGCAATCGAAACGATTTCCTTAAATACATCATCGTTGACCTCCACCATTTCGTCGAAAATATTCTTCATTTCCTGCTTATTGACTTTAAAAATAAAAAGCGAACTAAGACCCATACGAACCTGCATTGGAATTGATTTATAAGTTTGACACGCCAACCAAATTGAGAGTCCTGCGTGTCTACGATTATTTACCATGTGAAGTAATAGCTTCTCAGACTCCCCCTTGAGATATTTTTGAACATCGTCTAAAACAATGAGCGTTTTAAAACCCTGAGATGCGTTCTCTTCAGCCAATGCATAAGCCTCCGATAAATTTTCATAGTTGAGTTCGTCATAAATCTGTTCTTCGGGCAAAACAGCCCAGAAATCATTTTTAATCGAAGCACGAGAATTTGGAGGGCAGAATAAAATAATGTTGTGATAAACCTTCTTAAATAGGCTCGGACTCTGCAAAAGTGAAATAAGGAGAGTCGATTTTCCCGATCCGGCTTTCCCGAGAAAAAGTGCGAAGTTCGAGCGGTTCATTAGCTTTGTTATTTCGTATTCGTCCAGTTTGTCATGTAATTTCCCGTCAACAACAAAGGACGGTTTTTTTAATGGTGGGCTTATATTTTCTTTAATGCGAATTTGGCTCATTTATATATGCGAAGATTGTTTTAACATTTCCCTAAAATTATTCGCTTTGGCTTCATTCTCTTCCAATGACTTTGCGATTTTCTCTCTTTTGACGACGAGAGATGGTGTGGTGGTTTTACGGAAAAATATATTTCCTTCCGTATGCTTTGCAAACTTTCGTTTCAAATAATATGCTTTATTGTATTTTTGATGATATGCTTTCTTTTCGTCAATATCCATTTTATATAAGTTTATATTTTATTTTTAACCAAATAATGAGAGTTTAACAATAAAATTTATATAAAATGTATTGTTAAAGAAGTTAAAGTATCAATAAAATTAATTTTATTTATGAACTTAACAATTAACTAAGCAATAATTATGTTAAAATCGCTAAAATAGTTAAAAATAGTTCCTTTATTGGTTAAAAAATTAAAAAAATGTTAGGTTTTTTGGTTAAATGGTTCTATCTCTTTTTTCTTTTAGTTTCGCATTTCGTGCATCTTTTTGTTCTCGAGTTTGTAATGCATAACGCTCACGTTGTTTTACATTTCTTTGTATTTTTTGTGCTTCAGTTAAATTTTTGCAATACTCAGCATTATATTTATGATGCGATTCGCTCTCTCGTTTCCATGCATTTGCTAAAATCCGTTTTTCTTCTGGTGTCGTATGGGCTTCCCAAACATTTAAGCTTGGATTTAATTTTGTAATCCATTCTTGCTCATGTGTAATTGCCTCGACTAATGTTTTGCATTGTGGGTAATGGTCCAATATTTCTATGGTCCAATTTTCCCACCCACCATTTTCTCGAATGAATTTATAAATTTTATGATGACTTTGTTGATTTTTTTCGTTGCATCTTGTTTTATGGGTTATTTCACGTTGGTGAATATCTGTCGTATGTCCTATGTAAAAGTCCGCTACGGTTGCGTCTTTGCATACGATTTTGTAAATCAATGTTTTTGAATAGTCGGGCATTGTATGTGTTATATATGGGATTTGTTTCTATATCGTTTTTTAGTTCAATTTTATGACTTTTATATAAAAGCCTGTATCGATTTTGACACGGCATCGATTACAAGCACAAGGTCGCTAATCCCCCACGCGTTGCAGACAACAGCAGTGGTGGTTGCAGATTGTAAAAACAAATTGAGGAATGGGGGCGCAGCACGAGAGTTAATTCCTGAGAACAGAACTCCAGCGGATTTCTCCAAATCGTAGCCGTAAAATGCACTGGAAGGGTATTTCAAAACAGAAACGGCACCACCGTCTGAGCCGGTGGGTGCGGCACGGGAAACGGTGGCAGGGAGAACAAGGGTGTTGTCAGAACCAGAAGGGACGGCGGCAATACCAGCCACCGAGTTGTACATTTCACGGGTGACCACTGTTCCGAGTGATTTGGCGATTCCACCACCGAGAGATTGTATCAAATAAGGATAACCTTCCGCAGGTCTTTGACAATCATTTATACTTAGATTTGGATAGAAGGCGCCGCCGCACTGTAACTGTCGTTGAGATAGACCGGGGTTAATAGCGTCATAAAATCCGTTGGGCGTGACCAATGATTGAGCCGTTGCCGCATTCGAGCAACCGAACTGGTGAATGACTGAGCGGACACTGGAATTTCTGATTTGCAGAAGGAGTTGCTGGGTTCCCGAACTACCTGAGGGGATATTGACAGCGGAGTTAGTGTAGGTCTGAGATTTCAAATACCATTTTCCGTCCTGAAGGGTCTGGCGCAACATTCTGGCGGCATCGTCCCCAACGTCGATATACTTCATGTTGAGGCGGAATTCGCTGAGGGAAAATGCAGACAAAACAATGTTGGTGGTAACAGCCGTGGCGTAAGAAACAATGGGGGTGAGTGCGGCGGTTGTCATTTGGAGCTGAAGGTTATTTACCGAACCAACGGGGAACATTTTGGAATCAGTATTGACACCAATGATAGACATCAAAGGAATGCAGAAATTGTATCTGTAAGTGGTAGTTCCGGTGTGAGCGAGGTCAATTCCTGAGGCACTGTTCGAATCTGATCCCATTGCAATGCTGACGCCGCCGTTTCTCTCAGACTGATTGACGGTATTTTGCAACATGAAATTTTGGAGCAGACCATAGTTATTCACCGTTTCGATCGGAGTGTTGTTGCTAACGAGTACGAGCTGGTCGAAAAATGAGGCACCCGAAGAAATCAACTGGGTAACACCACCAGTAACCGAGGCAGCAGTGGTAATTGTATATAACAAAGTGAAAGAGAGGGTCGTTGCTACAGGGTCTAAAAAGACACTGTCGGACATTCCGGAGGGAATGGTAAAACTAACCATCTGGGAAGTAAAAGCCTGTTGCACGGCGGCGTTTGCAGTGAAAGAAATCGCATTAACGGGACCATCGACTTTGGTTATGCCGTCTGGGGCTACGTTTACGGAGTAAGAACGAGCAGTTTCGGACATAGAAGGAGGTAAGTCATATTTGAGAGAAGCGGGAAGACCCATGGCGGACGAAGGAAACATAGTAGAACTCATTTTATAAAGATTGCGTATATTATTTTTATAAAATTTCAAAATCAAATTTCCTAAACATTCTGGGACACAATCGACGAAAAAGAGGAGATTCTCGCAGTTTCTAAGTATTCAACGTCGATTTGAATCGTCATCAGCCAATCCACCCCGTTGAAATTGACGAATCGTCCCTGATCATCGGTGACATTGATTACAAATGAGGTTATGTTTCTGTCCTGTATTAAGAATTTCTGCTGTGTCTGGTTGACATAGTTAATTATGCTATTTTGCCCCGCATTGTTTTGCAACGGAAGAAATATATCTGACGAACCATCAACCGTGTTAAAACAACCAAAATTGAAACTGGTGCTTCGAAAGTTGATTCTCTGCAGTGGAATGAAATTCACACAATGAGGAAACGAAACCGTTTGAACACCTAAAACCAAACTGCTGGTCAATGCTGAAGTGCCTAAACCCATAATGTTATTGACTGTTGAAGCGGTGGAATCTGCATTGACCGTAAATGACCCCGTCGATTTCGTCATTGTAAATTTCGTGGTTATGCTCGAATATGTCACTGCAAAATTTGCTGGGATTAGTGATATTAACATTGTTATAAAAGTGTTGACGTTGTAATTGCCTCGTGTCAGTGTGTATGTGACACCGTCCAAGACAAACTGGTTATTGGTGTAATTTAGAATGTAAAATGAATTTGGGACTTCTGCGTGAACCACCGATAAATAAGCATTTTGGATATTATCATGATGAAATGCTAAATCGGGCAACTGAACCCTAATTGACGAACAAAAACTGTTATTTAATCGATTTATGGCTGACGATATATTGAACTGACGACTGCGTGTTTTAATCATTTATAATAAGCAAATAAAATGTTTGTTATAAATAAAAGTCCCTTAAGTCTTTCCCACGGGAAGTCTGTAGGGCGGATCTTCCGGTTTTATTATCTCCATTGTGATGGTGGGTTCTTCAATATCGTGGTGTATAACCGTGATTGTGTTTTCGGGTTCTACTGCAGGTTCTTCTTTTTTCAGGGACTCCTCGAATGGAATCATATATTTAATAAGCGTTTGAATCTCCTCATGTTCCTCTACAATTTCCTGCAAGTATTCCTCAGCTATTTCGGGTTTGTTTTGGTTCGCACAGGCAGTAATGATTGCTAAATTTTCGGGAAAGCCCTTTTTGATTAAGTTTTTAACTTCATTTCTCAACTCTCTATCCATCTTTTTATAAAATTATGGAACAAATTTATTTTGAATTTTCAAATTTATTTTATTAAGATTGTTTATATATGGACGAGGTTAAATTAATAAAAGGAAGGGGGAAATCTCTAAAAGTTGCCGTCAATGAACCTATCAATGAACCGATTGAAGCCACCGTCGACGAACCGATTGAGGCGTCTAAAAAACCACCACTGACTAAAGCCTTAAAAGTAGATACACGGGGCAAATCAGAGATTGCAAAAGCCAATTTAGAGAAAGGTCGTGCTAAACTGGCGGAAACGTGGGCTGAGAAACGGCGTATTAAGGAGGAATTGTCTGCCGCCGCATTACAGAAGAAAATCAATCAACAACTTAAACAGCAACGCTTAATTAATGCCGCATACGGTGTCAGTGATAATGAAGAGGAAGAGGAGGAAGTTGCTCCTCCGGTTTTGAAAAAGGTGGTTAAGGCGGTGGCTCCGGCTCCGGCTCCAGCACCTAAAAAGAAGGTAATTAAATATGTCGAACAGGACTCTTCATCAGAGGAGGAGGAAATCGTTTATGTCAAAAAGCCGAAGAAGGCGGTTGTTGAAGCACCACCTCAGCGCCAAATTGTGTTTTTTTAAGGCGGGAGAATAATAAAATACTATATTATATGTCTGCACCAAACGATAAGCAACTCTACGAACAAGCCAAACGAATTGCCGATAAAAAATACTCGAAACCTTCCGCTTACAAATCCGGGTTCATAGTGCAAGAATACAAACGACTCGGCGGAACTTATGACGGAGAGAAAACAAAACTCGGATTAAGCCGATGGTTCAAAGAGAAATGGACTGACGTCGGTTCGGGTTCTTATCCCGTCTACAGACCCACCAAACGCATTAGTGCAAAAACACCTTTAACTGTAGGAGAGATTAATAAGCGGAATTTAAAAAAACAGATTGAGTTGAAACAAAAGATTCGAGGAGAATCCAATCTTCCGCCGTTCTTAAAAAAATGAATTCATTATTTTATTTTATCCCAGTAAAATATAATGCCTCCAAAGCCAAAAGATAAGAAACGAAAACTTAAACAAAAACAGAAACAGAAACAGGTTGTGAAACAGTCTGTGCGCGTCAACGTGCAGTCCAGCGGTGGATCGGGAGGAGGTGGATCGGCAGGTGGTTCTGTTCCACCATTTGTTCCCTCCGCTTTTAATGAGGCTCGTTTAGCCACTCTTTTAGAAAACGTTGCCAGAAAAGTTCCCGTTCAGCAACCGATTTATGTTCCCACCGGAGAAGCCATTCCCGCCAGAAATGTAGAGGCAGTTCCTGCAAATCCTTTGAATGATACTGAAACTTTGAAAGCGGTTTTTAATAAACCCATCAATTTTGATAGACCCATTGAACTCGGAGGCATTGGTCAGGAAAGACCCATAGCAAGAAAAAAATCTAAACCCATAAAAGTGGAAAGACAACAGTCCACTCCGGAAACTAGTGAAGCAGGATTTACACGCGCAGAAGCAGGATATGAATCCGTGGCATCAGCATTTGAAGAACCGCAAGCATTAGGATTTGGATTTCCATCTACAGTATTTGCAAGAACTCCCTACGGTAAAATTGTCCCAAAATTCGGCGAATCGGTAGAACCATCATTAGCATCAGTAGCGATGGGCGGCGCTCAAAAAGAACAACCAGTATTCTCCGGATTTAGTGTTTTTAAAAGTGGTAGTGGCATATAGATGCGAGTTTTGCTACGCCGAAAAATGATATGAGTATTTAGTAATCATATCATTCAATGGGGCAAACCTACGGTTTTCCCTTGCACTTTCCCTTTTGGATTCGAAGAATAATTTATAAGTTAATTTATATTCAATGGTTAAAGGAATGCCTCATTATTTAGCAACTGGAAAATTATACCCTGCCTTTTTACCGACTCATATGAGTGGGGGTCGCCTTATGAGTGGTAAGACGCACTCAGCAAAAAGCAAGAATTTATATCATGCAGACGAGTTAAAAGGACTGAAGAAAAAATAAAAACGCATTTTTTATTTAGCCATATCTTTTATTAAGTTATTGTATACAATGCCCTATAAAGTGCAAAAAGTAAAAGGTGGCTATAAAGTTTCCGACGGTAAGCGTTTCTTTTCAAATGATCCTTTAAGTAAGGAAATGGCTACTAAGCAACGACTCGCAATAACCATTCCTTTAGCTAAGAAAATGGGTAAACCCGCTTTTTATTTTGCTTAAAATAATTTAAGCGCTTTGATTATTTCAAAATTTGTTTTGATATAATTTATTATATCCGCTTACCATATATGAGTGCGGTTTTATTTTATAGAAGGTTGCAGAGGGTCATGATGGAGCGGAAAAAACAGCGTTTGTGGATTCGGTGAGGAATGTTCCGCGGAATGTTCCTGAGAACCGTGCAAAAGTGGACTTTGAATCATATCAAAATGAAGTTTGATATTATTGAGAATTTGGGAAAAGCCAAAAAGTATGCAGAAAAGAAAAAGTGGCAAAATGACGGTATTGTCAAATTCTTGTAAGGGATTTTACAATCCCGTCAAATCGCCACTTTGAAGTTTGATATTATTGGAGATTTGGAAACATACCAAAAATGAAGTTTGATATAATTGGGAAATTGGAAAATGAAAAAGTAGGCAGAAAAGAAAAAGTGGCAAAATGACGGTATTGTCAAATTCTTGTAAGGGATTTTACAATTCCGTCAAATCGCCACTTTTAGAAAACCCGCTATTCTAAACAATCCAAAGGTTCATTATCGGCAACCCACGCCTTATCTGCGAACCCTTTTGCATAGCTTTTGCATAGTTTTTGCAGTGGTTGTAGGTAGGGTTCTAAATCCCCATTAATATAATATGAAATATTTTTTCCGTCGTCCATAAAACTTTTTATGATATTGGCTTTGAATGCAGTGTTCATAATGGATTTATAAATCTGGTTCTTGGAGCTTGTCTTGGAAAGGGTTCGGAATTTAAACTCCTTAAAAATGCGTTCCACCACGTCGGCAGACATCTTTACTTGTTTTCTATTAGCGGGTGCAGTGAATATATTGTCCCATTTGTTCTCTGTTTTAATAGAATCAAATACAGATTCCTCTCCGGCGTGGTCGAGGAGTCAATCCACAATGCCGAACATATTCAAATTCCACGCCTCCTGAATGGTTTCTTGCATATCAGGAGGGGCTTCAAATTGTAAGTTGAAATAATATTTTTTAAGTTCAAATTTCATATACATTGGACAATCCTGTTGCATAATGAGTTCTTCAATGTTATTGGCGGTTGAAGAATCAATATCCGCAATATTTTCATAGCGGTATTCAAAATCACTTTTTGCATATTCCTCCATTTCTTTTGATATTTCCTTATCAACCACGTATGTATCCCTTTTCATTTTGTAGGGAGCTTTATTGCAGAATAATTCGAATGATTTTCTGCGGGGTGCATTGTCCTCGATAATGGAATCCTCATACAACCTGCTATAAACGGGGCATTTCATTTCTTTGCGGTCGTCAATGTAGCACTCCTGATTGGACTGCCGACCCATATAATAAACGTCTATTTCATTGGTTGATACATTTCTAATACGGGCGGAAACCTGAATGGTTTGACGTGGTTTTACAAATGAAGCCAGAAACATAATCACTTTGTCATAGCCCTTCATATCAAAATTCACGCCACAGGTTATTACTTGGTTGCAAATGACACAGTCAAATTCCGCCCACGTCTTGTTCACGTCTTTTAGTCCTTCTTTTATTTTGTCGTCGCTGTCCGCATTGTATGCAACCACACGGCAGTTTGCACGACTTTTAATCATAACGGCTATTTCGTCCATACTAAAATGCGATTGTCCTGAACGCTTATAAGGGTAAAATATGAATACACGTTTGCCTGTTTTAATGAACTCTATGATATTATTCAGGGCATTACTCAATGCACTCCTTTCGTCGTTTCCCTCTTCATTGGCTGAATGGAATGTGATTTTTTTCGTCGGTTTGACGTTGTTCTGAATAATGATATTTATCGTGCATTCGGGGTTGATTAAACGAATTAGGTTGATTGTTTTCATGGTGATAAAAGCGTCAATCAGAATGAGTTTCTTGGAATGCAGAATCAGGTTTTTGAAAACGGCGAAGTTCTTGGACTTGTTCTCACCCATAAAATCCCCCATAAAAGCGTCAACAACGGATTCTATTTCGTCAATGACCAGCGTTCCGTAGCGTTTTTCAAAGCTAATGTAATGTAGGGAATTGGCACAAATGCAAATGCTTTTTTCCGAATTCAATGCTCCGGCTTGTTTGGCTTTTGCATTAAATGCCAAATAGTTTTTACAGGGAACGTCGGCTTTTTGTAGGCGGTCTAATGTTCCAGCAACCAGTGCCTTATTGTGAGCCACCCAGCAAAAGCCCCTGTATCCCCATTGTTTCAAATAGTCAATCGTTTGTGCAGTTTTACCCGAACCCATAGTCAAATGCAGAATGGTTGCCTTAAAATCGGGGCTGTAGTGGTCCTGTTCTAACCTCATAATTGGAGTAATTGTAATATCCGTCGGCATATTAAATTGGTTTGCGAATGCCGTCATATGCATATCACGTTTGAATGCGGGGTAATAAAACTGCAACAGTTTTCGCATTTGTTCTGGTCTAAATGGAGGATATTTATGCAAAGTATTCCACATAGTCCGTCCGTCTGATCGGTCCTCCCACCCCGTCCATTCTAAATATTCCGCATACGTGATTCCATTGTAAAATGCAAACCGTGCAATGTCGTGCAAATATTTAAACTCAAATGCGTCCTTGTTGTTCTTGTAGGGACACAATTTCATCATATCAATGGGTTTCATTCCCAGAATATTTAAATCGGCGGGGGTTTCCAAATTCAAATGAGGCAACGACGCAATGTTGATTTTGCGTTTGGCTTTCTCAATAGCAATCTTTTCTTTGAGTGGTTCGTCAAAATGACAATCAATCGCCTCTGGATATGTAGGTATAAAACTGCAGATTAAATGTTTTCTGTAATCGCTTTCCCTCATAATTTCCTGCACCCTGCCGTCTGCCTTGGATTGGTTAATGCATTTCATATTTCTATTTTTGGTATAAACTTTCCAGTCAAAAGCGTCGTTTTCAGACTGCAAATGCTTAACGGCGGATTTTACCATTTCTCTCTCTTCGTCATTGTGAATTACATAAGTGTCGCTGACAATGTGGTAGGATTCTTTCACGTCTTCAACAATAGAACCGCTGATTGCCCATTCGCCGTTGTGCCAAATGCTTTTAATCTTTTGCAGAACGTCCTCCAGAATCGGTTTATCAATAACTGGCTTTTTGCAGTCAATGTCAAAATACAGCTTGTGTGGATATTCGGAAATGACTTCGTAAATGCCGTGGTTCTTTTTGATTAATTCTGTTGCCTTCTCTGCAGTGCAACTGGTCCACATTTTCCCGTCCTTCTTGGTTTCACTCAAAATTACCTTTTCTTCTGTCTTTTTATTTTTTATGACATGTTTCATAGCACCGCCTTCTGCAGAAGCGTTTTTATACCAATTCAATCCCCAACAGACAACAACTTTTATAATCGGTTCTTTTTGTTCTTCTATTTCGCTAAACATTCTATATACATATCCTTTATTTTTTTCTAAATCCTTTTCAAATAAATCAATTTTAATGAAATTGGTTTATTCTATCGTAATTTCGCATAGTCGCCTACATTCTTGTTGAAATGCCCTGCGTCGTTTTTGACATTTTACACTGTATGCAATCTGTTTAATGCGATACTCATCATTATCGGTTCTCCATTTCTTGTTATACATTTTGTGTTTTTCCTTGTTTTTTTCCAGCCATTTTTTATTGGCTCTTTTTTGGGCTTCGGAGGTCGGCATATATATAGTAAATATATATTGTTCCTAAATACTTTTCAATTTTATAATAAAATGCACTTTCAACATCGCCCTGCGCCAGTCCCTTAAATACATCTCTCGAGCCATTTCTTCGATAAATAAATCCATTTCTCTCTCTTTACTTAGTATCCACGGCTTCTGCATTATATACTTTCTCATTGCACAATAAATTTTTATACGCTTCAGCTTTAAGCCGGTTTACCTCTAAACGTCTTTCTATTATATGCCTTTTATGCATTGTGTCGCCGAGGGTTATAAGGCGTTTCTGTGTCCTTCTCTCAATGCCGGAAGCGTCTATTTTTTTCGCAGTCGGAACAACAATTCTACCAACTTCCTCTAAAACCTGCTCTCTGTATGTTTCTCTTTTTTTCTCTGCGATTTCGTCACGGTGTTCTTCTCTCCACCTTTTTTTTGAGGCTTTTACAGCTTCCATATTTTTTGCAAAATAATTTTGTTGATATTCTAAGACCTTCTTTCTGTGTTCAGTGTTTTTCCTCAGTTCTCTCGATTTCTGCAGTATCATTTCCCTGTTTCTCTGATAATACGATTGACTGTGTGATTGTATCTCCATCTTCGGATTCGTCTATATCATTATGGCAGACCAAACTTCGATAAATTAAATGAAATGGATAAGAAAGCCAATAAGTGATAGTTCTAAACATCTATATACTACCACAACAAATTATCAGCCAATTTTCCAGCAACTCCCTGATTTTTGGCGTGGCGGATTTTATAAAGGCGTCGGCGCTCGTCTGCAAATGCTTTGCCTTTTTCTCTCAAATAGGTCGGATAATCACCCATGCCAGAGGCACCGATAGAGGCGATTTTCTCTCCCCCTTTGAAAACATCGAGTTTTTTTCCTGCTTTGGTTGAAGGTGAAACTTTGACACCTAATTTCTCGGCTTTGGCTAAAGTGTATGGCAGAATTTTGTAGACCATATACTTTATCATTTTATATTTTTATCAGAAAGTTTGATTTTTTAGCTTTAAATCATTTTCAATTATTAATTTCAGGTGGCGACAACTGAGCCTTTTTTTCTGCAACTATCCGACGGCATCGTTCTCTTTGATATATTCGGTTTCTCTCTCGATTATCCTCGACCCATTTTTTCGTATGAGCCTTGCTTTTTTCCTTGTTTTCTTGATAATAAACCGCTGTTTTTTCTGCTATTTTTTCCTTGTTTTCGGCTCGGTATTTTTCAGCGTAAATCTTACGGTATTCCGTATTTTTTTCAGCCCACATTTTACACGATTCCTTTTTACATCTTCCGGGAACATTGTTATTCAGAGTTGCATTCAGTTCATTAAACCAAAACCCCTCTTTTTCAGCAGGTGTGGTTTTATCGGCGTCTTCATGTTCTATGGTTTCAACCTCCACAATATTCCAGTTTTCAAAACCTCCATTCTCTCTGATAGTTTTGTATAAGCGATAATTAAATGACACCTTATTCTCGTTATAACATACAGTTTTATGTTGCTGAAAGCGTTTCGTGCAGTCCTTCGTGCGTCCTACGTAGCAATCCGTAATCTCCTCGTTTTTGCAAACAATTTTATAAATCGTTGTCTTAACCATTTTATATATTATATATATTTTTATTTAAGCCATAAAAATACGAATTATATAAAACGCCTAAAGAATCTCAAACTTTAGTTAAACTTTGAAAAATCTAAAAACAAAAATAGTTAAAATGTATAATGGATTTATCAGAAATCATTTTACAAAAACGCCCGAATCTCTCCGATGGTTCTCTGCGAACTTACAAAAGCATTCTAACAAATATTTATAAAAAATGCCACCCTGATGATAAAGCTATTGATTTGAAGAAATTCGATGATGTTGAACACATAATGGAGCATTTGAAAGACGTTCCATTTAGTAAACGAAAAACGACTCTTGCCGCCTTAGTGGTCATTACAGGAAATAAGGACTATAACAAACAGATGATGCACGATATTGGTCAATACAATGATGAGCAATTGTTGCAAAAGAAAGACGGCAAATTTGCAGAGAATATGATTCCCACCGAAGAAGTTGATGCAATCCTTAAAAAACTGGATTTAGAAGCCAAACTGATTTATAAAAAACAGAAACTCGAAATGGCGGATTTGCAAAAAATCCAAAACTTTGTCTTATTGGCGTTGACGGGTGGAATCTATCAACCGCCCCGCCGTTCTCTCGATTTTTTAATGAAACACAAAGGCTGGGACGCAGAGAAAGACAATTTTGTGGATATAAAAAAGAAGGTCTTTGTGTTCAACAATTTTAAAACCAAAAAATATAAGGGACAGCAGATTTTAGAAATCCCAAAACCATTGTTGACCATTCTCAAAAAATGGATTTCAGTGATTCCGCAAAATGTCGATTATCTTCTATTTGACAACAAAGAGAACCCGCTGACACCGAGCCAAATAACGCACCGACTCAATCTCATTTTTGATAAGAAAATCTCCACGTCGATGTTAAGACATATTTATTTAAGTTCAAAATTCGCAAACGTTAATCTGAAAGATTTAACAGATACGGCGAATGCAATGGGTCAGACAGATATTAGCACGGCGCTGAAATATGTCAAACGAGAATAAAAATCATATTATATTTAAATGCATTTTAATATAATACTAAATAAGCGAAAGCCAAAATACCCATTTCAACAAATAGCCATATCCATATTTTTGTAGAATTAAACCAATAACAGTGTAAATGTCCATATTGACAATAGTGGTAATAATTGTTATTATATTTTTTGAGACGTTAATCTTTTTTAAAAACTCGTTACGTAAAAGTTCAAAGATATAATCAATTGCCGAGTTAATTAATTTATCACCTTCCTCTCG